ACGGGCTCCATGTATTGGCCTCGTCTGGAACATCTGACCACTCTTCACCGTAGATATAAAGATTCGCAGCCACAGTACCAACTGCGGCCACCTGACCGACAATGCTAAAAGTAGCGTTTACCGTAACCTCTAGCTCGCCATCTGCTGAAATGCTTGCAATCGCAGAAAACTCAACAGCAGGCGATGCCGAAACATCACCACTAGCAGAGATAAGACCAGAAACAAACCTTTGCCTGATTGTCTCGGCAGAAACACTACCAGAAGCACTTATGTCGGCTTCTGAGGTAAATTCAACACCTGCAAGGGCAGATACATCACCCTCGGCTGTAATCGCTCCAGAGACCGTTCTAATCGCAACTGGTAATGCGTTTACATTACCGTCAGCAGAGATAGCACCAGAAGCCACCAGAATCCTGATGACCTCTGCAACCACCTCGGCAGTTGCGTCTACCTCACCTGCTACAAAACGAATCCTCGCAACAGAGGCGGCTACATCACCCTGCGCCGCTATATCCCCAGCTACAAACCTGTTGCGGATAACACTAGCGTTTACATCACCCTCTGCGGAGATACTTCCTGCACCTGGGCGAGTCCGTGTGTAATCTACATCTACCTCACCACCTGCTTGAATCTGGCCTTCACCGTAGAGGACACAAGTATTTGGGCTCTCCCATATTTCGCTATCAAGCGAAAACGGAATTGTGTCTATGTTCCCAAAGAGGTCTAACTGCTCTAGGGTGAACGGCCCACAGACATCCATCTTAGTCCAGGGAGACCGTCAAACTGCCAGTAGAGATTTTGAGAATGTCGCCCGTGTCAATGGTCTTGGAGGTCGTGAGGCCTGTATACATCAGGAGGTTTCCAGATGTCAGAGCGTCATGCACCCCAACGGCCACAACAGTACCCCAGTCAGCAGTCGCTTGAGGGAAGGTAATGTCGGCATCCGTAGTGGTTGCTCCACCAGACGCAGCAGAAAAAGAAGCGGCCTGACGAGCATAAGAGCCGCCAGAGACTTCCGTACCACCGCCTGCGTCATTAGGGGCAGCGGTAAACAGACCAATGTAAGCAGTCGTTGGGGAAGTGTAGGAATCATTCCTCAGAACATGGTCGAGAAGTTTTGCTTCAAGATAGTCAGTAAATTCAGCCATAGTTACCTCGATGAGACTTTCATTGTTAAGGGGATACCTGAATACTCAGATGACTCGTCAGACTCGTTAAGAGAAGTGATTGCGTTTTGATAAAGACTAGACCACACCTGAGTTCTTGCATCGTTCATCAGATAAGGCTCGGCTTCCAGAAGGGCTCCGTACAGAAGCGCATCAGGACAATTAGCCATAAACTCATTCGACTGATTGCTGTCACTCAGCGCAGTCGGCTTACCGTAGTAAAGCATGACAACCGTGTAAGCGGTATCTGGAATGGGCGCAAATTCAATCTCATTTGAGCGCAGCGTGTAGAAAACAGGCTGGCCAGACTCAGCAGCCCTGGCATCACGGGTAAACGAACTCGGGGAAAGATAAGACAGCGAGATTCTTGGGTTCGCATCTAAGTAAATGTCACGAATCTCAAGGAAGTCAGACGGGAGCCCAACTGTAGAGTCACCCCCAGCAGTCGAGGATGTGACCGTCTTTAACATCTGGCGAATCCGCAAAGACCGATTCAGGCGAATCTCTGCGAGCGAAATAAAGTCAGGAATCTGTGCCGTGAGGTCAGACCTGCCTAAGTAATTCGCAACGCTAGTCTTTAGGTCGCTGTAGTTCGTCAGGGACATTTACAACATCCTTCCATCCGTAGGTGTACTCGCCCACATGACCTATCATCTGCGAGAGGTCGTGGTCGATCCATGTGTCAAATCCGGCATCCTTTGCTGCTACGCAAAAATGCACATCCTCACCGAGAATCTTGTTGCCAGGTATCTGGTAGAACCAGAACCACGGTTGGGGCGTCTGTTCAAACACCCGACGATGCACCAGCATTATTCCGCAGCCCGTGGCCGTAACCTTCTCGATGCCCTTCTTGTCTTTAGAGGAGACCGCCAGCCAACTGTTCGTCTTTTCCTCTAGGTTTACTTCTAAGTTCTTGGCACAAGGCTTGACTGGAATCGTCCGAGTCGTAGCGTTAGCACCAATGATGTCCTTCTTTCTGGACAACAAGACTTCAATCGTGTTCTTAGGGAAGCGCATATCTGCGTCCACCCACAAGATGTACTCACAGCCCTCCGCAAGGGCGCTCTCTGCGAGCTTCTCACGCTGGTCAAAGATCAGAGTACCGTTGACCGTGTAAACGCCTATGTTGCCCTTCTTGCGGTTCTTAGCGTCATAAGCGGTCATAACTGCCAGGTCAAAGGCAGTCCCTATTGCCATCTCACCCCTTGACGGGATACAAATGCCCACTTTCATCACACCCTCCCAGGTCTTGTACGAAAGAATCGGTTGTCAGGGTCGTTAAGCCACGCTCTCATGCGCTTTTGGTCTATAACGGAAAAGCCCCTGCAAATACCTTTATCGTTCAATTCTTGGAAGCAGGCCAGAGGTATTGACGCAACCTTATTCCACTCACCCCACCTTGCTCGGGGGTCTGTGGCTGCGTACTCAGCCTTGTTTTGTTCGATGACATCTGTGACATTCTGGGAGGTCTCGATAATGAGTCCACCCTCGCCATCAGCGTGAGCGACTGACACCTGTTGGATGTCTTGGTCGTGGGAGAGTATTTTCTTCAAATTTTAATCCACCGATCAGGAATAAGGTCTCTTGTGTCGTGGCTACAAGTAAACCACTTAGACGGGGCGACAACCTTCTTATTTCCTAGCCACGCAGCCCACCAAGAAAAACTACTGTTTGCCATGATAATCCCATCGCAACTGGCCATCAATGCCATGTCTACAATGGGTGGATTACCCTCTATCAAGTCAGCCCAAGGCAGGTTCTCTTTCACCCATTTGGTGTCTTCAGAGAATGCTAAAAACTCAGCATTAGGAAACTGCTTTCTGGCTTCCTCGTAGTAGTCTACATCAAGTGTGTGGAACACCTGCGGAAGTTGTAGATAATCGCCTCGTCTTACATGAACGGCGACTCTACCCAGTTCTGCTTTGGGTAAGGCAAACTCTTCTCGGATTTGGTCAGCAATGTCTGCAAAGTATTTTTCGCTCTGCCAGTACCCGACCATCATTCCTGATTGGTTGATCTCCTGATACGGAAACCCAACCTCGTTAATTTGAGGGGCGAACTCGTCGGTTACCCTCGATGAAATTGGAAAGTGAAACAGTTGATATTCACGGCCCTTGTGGGAGTCGTAAAAAGTAGTGTTGAGTTCTAGGCTCTCACCTAGCCTCTTGGCTACTGCTAGTCCGGCGGCGTACTGGAACATTTGATTGCCCAGGCCACCCATTAGGTAAGCGATCATGTATTAAAAGTGGGGGCAGTTGCCCACCCCCACTCTACCACTTAGTTAACTACTTATCAAGCGGCGTTCAGGTCAAACGCACCGCCATGAGCGGCCTCATTCGACACTTGCAGGGTCAACTCAGCGATGATCTGAGTCTTCTCAGCGTCACCGGTACGAGCAAGCTCGTTGGTCACGAACGGGCGCAGATAAGCAAGAGCGGCGTACTCAGGATCAAGCACCAGAGCATCACGACTACGCATAAAGCGGTTCGGGACAACCTGGATAAGTCCAAAGTCGCTCAGATACGCATCGGCAGCAGAGATGATCGTGGTGGGCTTGGCATCCGTCACGAAACGCTGGGCAGCGATACCGGTGAACCCAGAAACCGTCTGCTTGAGGGCGGGGCCGACAAACATAGCGGTAGGAGTGCCACCTTCGGTAAAGATTTGCTGCACAACATCCTTCAGCATGGTCTCCGTGAAGGTACGGGTCGTGTCGGCGTCGGTACGGACAGAAACGCCAGAAGTCGTGGGATCAGCACCGGCAACGGTAGTACCAGCACCTTTGTTGGTGTTGGACTTGATCCAAGACAGCAGCGAACCCATCTTACGAGCGGCACCAGCCGAACCAGCAGAAGCAGCCTGGTTAGCGGTGATGATGGTCTCGATGTCACGCTTGAGTTCGGCAGAAGCCTTGGCAAGCTGATAAGCCTTCTCAGACTTGCGGCCAGCCTTATCGATAGCCTCAAGGGTGTTCGACACTTTAATCGTCTTAGCAACGATCTGGGTGTAGTTGCCAACACGAGTCGTGGGGCTCAGGGTAACGGCGTCAGCGTCAGCACCTTCAACTTGTGCGTTGCTAACAGTCGCAGCGGCCAGGGAGTCCGTCTGCCACTCGTGGTAAACGGCAGTAGCCTTGGTTTTACCAATCGAGGACATGATGGGGGTGTCCTGGGGGGAGATGTCATAGATGACATCAATGAGGTCTTCACGAGCGCCAACAGCG